ACTGGAGCAGATGCAAAGAAGATGTTTACAGACAAGATTGTACCCATATCAATCAACTATCCATTTTTTTTCAAACCAATACAGGATGGGATGGAACGACCAAAGACGGAGCTATCCTATAAGATACCGTCAAGAAGACTTACCAGAAACGCCATTAAAGAAAACTATAGTCAGGAGGAATTTGGGCAGGGGCTCGACACCACGATCGACTGGAAGAATACGGGAGACAACTCGTACGATGGGGAGAAGTTACAACTCCTCGTCCACGATGAATCGGGTAAATGGGAGAGGCCGGACAACATACTCAACAACTGGAGGGTCACAAAAACGTGCCTCAGGCTTGGAGCACGAATAGTAGGAAAATGCATGATGGGATCTACATCTAATGCTTTAGCAAAAGGTGGAGATAACTTTAAAAAATTATTTTATAATTCAGATGTTACAAACAGAAATCGCAATGGCCAGACTGCAAGTGGATTATATTCTTTGTTCATACCTATGGAGTGGGGATACGAAGGTTTTATCGATAAGTTCGGATATCCTGTCTTCGACACACCAACAGAACCGCTTGAAGGAATTGATGGAGAAAAAATTTTTAACGGAGTCATCGATCATTGGGAAAATGAAGTAGAAGGATTAAAGCACGATAGCGATGCTTTAAATGAATATTATAGACAGTTTCCAAGATCTGAAAAACATGCTTTTAGAGATGAAACAGTTAACTCTTTATTTAATCTAACTAAAATATACGAACAGATAGATTTTAATGAAGAAATGACAATGGCTGGTCATGTTGTTCAAGGTACTTTTTCCTGGAAAAATGGAATAAAAGATACTGAAGTAATATGGATACCTAGTAAAAATGGTAGATTTAAAGTAGCTTGGATACCACCAGTTAATATACAAAATAATAGTATTTTAAAAAATGGTTTAAAATATCCTGGCAACAAAGGCTTAGGTGCTTTTGGATGTGATTCATACGATATATCAGGAACAGTTAGTGGTAGTGGATCTAACGGTGCATTGCATGGACTAACGACATTTTCAATGGTTAGTGATGTTCCTAATAGTAAGTTTTTTTTAGAATATGTAGCTAGACCTCAAACCGCTGAAATATTTTTTGAAGAAGTATTAATGGCATTGGTGTTTTATGGTATGCCAATACTTGCAGAAAACAATAAACCTAGATTATTATATCATTTAAAAAGAAGAGGTTATAGAGGTTATTCAATGAATAGGCCAGATAAGTTAGTTGGTAATTTATCTAAAACAGAACTAGAACTAGGAGGTATTCCTAACTCTTCAGAAGATATAAAACAAGCTCACGCTGCTGCTATAGAATCTTATATAGAAGAATACGTGGGTGCATTTAATGAAAATCATGGTAACATGTTTTTTCAAAGAACATTAGAAGACTGGGCTAAATTTGATATATCAAAAAGAACAGCATATGATGCTTCAATAAGTAGTGGCTTAGCTATAATGGCATGTCGAAAACATTTGTATCGCCCAAGAGCGGAAAGAACAGTTAAAAAACTTGATTTTGCATTTTCAAAATATAAAAATGAAGGATCAAGAAGTGAGTTAATAAAATAAATATGGCAAAAATAACAGCAAAAAATTACGCATTCCCTAGTCAAGCGGTATCTGACTCTGTAAAAAAGACCCAAGAGTATGGTCTATCAGTAGGTAGAGCTATTGAACAAGAGTGGTTTAACAAAGACAACAACGGGGTTAGCAGATTTTATAACTCTAGAGAAGAGTGCCATAGACTTAGACTGTATGCTAGAGGTGAACAATCTATTAAAAAATACAAAGATGAATTTGCTATTAATGGTGATTTATCTTATTTAAACTTAGACTGGAAACCTGTACCTATAGTTCCTAAATTTGTTGACATAGTTGTCAATGGAATGCAAGATAGAACTTTTACCATAAAAGCCGTTGGACAAGATGCATTGTCTACAGGCAAAAGAACTAAATTTGTAAATGATGTACAGCAAGATTTAAATACAGCTGATTTACTTTTAAAAATAGAACAACAATTAGGTGTATCAGCTAGAAACTTTGCTGTAAATGAACTTCCAGCTAATACAGAAGAGCTTGAGTTATACATGCAGCTTAATTATAAGCAAGGTATTGAGTTAGCAGAAGAGCAAGCAATAGAAAATATATTTAAATCCAATGGTTACGATCAAACAAAACGTAGAGTAGATTATGATATTGCAACCATAGGTATTGGCTGTGCTAAACATGGTTTTAATAATACAGATGGTGTTGTAATTGATTATGTAGATCCAGCTAATTTAGTTTGGTCTTATACAGAAGATCCTAATTTTGAAGACTGTTATTATTTTGGTGAAGTAAAAAACATAAAAGTAAATGAACTTAAAAAAGAATTTCCTGGCTTAAGTAATCCAGAAATATCTGAGTTGGTAAAAAAAGGATCAAATTGGAACGTATATAATACTTATAATCCTCAAGATTATTATACTAATGATTCATTGTCTCAAAATAATACTTTAACAGTATTATATTTTAATTGGAAAACTTGGGAACATGATGTCTATAAAATAAAAGAAGTTTCTACTGGCGCTAAAAAAGCTATTGAAAAAGATGATTCTTTTGATCCACCAGAAGACAATGTACGATTTGAAAAAGTAAAACAAACTAGAGAAGTAATTTACGAAGGAGTTTTAGTTTTAGGTACAGATCAATTACTTAAATGGCAAAAGGCTACAAACATGGTAAGACCTAATGCTAATATAAATAAAGTAATGATGAATTATGTTGCAAGTGCACCTAGGATGTATAAAGGCAATATAAATTCTTTAGTAGCAAAAATGACACCTTATGCTGATTTAATTCAGTTAACACATTTAAAATTACAACAAGCTATACAAAGAATGACACCATCAGGTGTTTATTTAGATGCTGATGGTTTAGCTGAAATAGATCTTGGTAACGGAAATAATTATAATCCTCAAGAGGCATTAAACATGTATTTTCAGACTGGTTCTATTATAGGTAGATCTTTAAATGTAGAAGGTGATCCTAATCCTGGAAGAGTTCCTATTCAAGAATTACCAGGCAGTGGTGGTTCTCAAGTTCAAGTTTTAGTTGGCGCTTACAACCAGTACATACAAATGATGAGAGATGTTACTGGACTTAATGAAGCAAGAGATGGTTCTGATCCAGATCCAAATTCTTTAGTGGGAGTACAAAAGCTTGCTGCTGCAAATAGTAATGTTGCTACTAGACATATACTTTATAGCAGTATGTTTATAACAACTTCATTAGCTGAAGCAATATCTTTAAGATTTAAAGATGTGTTAGAGTTTCATCCAACAAAAGAATCTTTAATAGATTCTATAGGTCAATTTTCAGTAGGATCACTTGAAGAAGTTAAAAATTTAAACCTACATGACTTTGGTATATTTTTAGAGTTAGAGCCTGATGAAGATGAAAAAGCTTTATTAGAAGCTAATATACAAATGGCATTATCAAAAGGTGATATATTCTTAGAAGATGCTATTGACATAAGAGAGGTTAAAAACGTAAAACTAGCAAATCAACTATTAAAATTTAGAAGACAAGCTAAGCAAACTGCTGATCAAGAACAAGCTGCAGCTGCAAGTGCTGCTCAAGCACAGGCTCAAGGTGAAGCTCAAATAGAAGTTGAATCAGCTAAGGCTCAAGCAGAACAAGTTAAAACAGAATCTAAAATTCAATATAGAAAAGCTGATATTGAATTTGAAATTAAAAAAATGGAACTTGAAACAAGATCTAAAAAAGAATTAATGCAATATGAATTTAATTTAAATGTTCAACTAAAAGAACTTGAATTAAAATCACAAATGGAATTAGCTGAAAGAAGTAATGCTACTGCTTTAGAAAAAGAAGCAATGAAAATTAGTGGAGCTCCTAATACAGATAATCCAACTAAAGACTTTGAATCAAAAGGCAATGATACCTTAGGTGGCTTTGATATGGGAAGATTTGAAGCATCTTAAAAATTAAACAACTATTATATTATATAAAATTATGGAAAACAATACAGAAGAAAAAATAGAAGTTAAAACAGTAGATTCATCAGAAGATATTGTTATAACTCCTCAAGAAAAAGAAGCCGCTGTTCTTGAACAAGCTGTTGAATCTGGTGAGGTCAGCAAAGAATATGGACTTCAAGAAGATGGAGTTTATAAAATAAATGTTGACAAAGAACCTAATAAAAAAGAAGATAATGCCATTCAAGAGCGAAAAACAACGGAGGTACCTGTGGGCGAACGAACCGGAGATAGCCAAGAAGTGGACGGCGAAGTACGGGTCGAATCCAATCAAAAAGATAATTCCAAAGAACAAGAAGTAGAACAAACAACAGATGAATCTCCTTTAGAATTAGTAAAAGAAGAAACAGAAGTTGAACAAAAAGAAGTAGAAGAAAAACCTACTGCTTTAACTAAAGAAGAAATAGTACAAGATACTAATATAGAACTACCTGAAGGTGTTGATAAACTTATAAAGTTTATGGAAGACACAGGTGGAACTGTAGAAGATTATACTAGACTTAATAGAGATATTGACAAAATAGACAATATAAGTTTAGTCAGAGAGTACTATGAATATACAAAACCGCATTTAAACAAAGGAGATGTTGATTTTTTAATGGACAAAAACTTTGCTTATGATAAAGAAGAAGACGAAGAGTCTGATATTAAAGCTAAACAATTAGCTTTTAAAGAAGAGTTATTTAATGCTAAAAACACTTTTAATAAAGTAAAAGACCAATATTATAATGATCTTAAGTTAAGAAAAAAAGATAATATTGATCCACAATATACGGAAGCATTTGAGTATTATAATAAACAAAAGCAACAACAAGAAGCTAGAACAAAATTCGCAAAAGATTTTAACAATAAAACTAATAAAGTATTTTCTGACAATTTCAAAGGTTTTGATTTTAATGTTGGAGAAAACAAATATAGATTTAAAGTTGAAAATCCTCAAAAAACAAAAAAGTTCCAGTCTGATATTACAAATTTTTTAAACCAATTTGAAGGTGATGGTGGTGCAAAAGATGTGGATAAATACCATAAAGCACTATTTGCTGCTCAAAATGCAGATAAAATAGCTAATCATTTTTATGAACAAGGCCGTGCCGATGCCATAAAAGATTCAGCTAGAAAAGCAAAAAATATAAACATGGATCCTAGAAACGATGCATCTTCAATAACCACAAAATCAGGTGATACAATTAGAGTAGTCTCAGGCGATTCTTCAGATAAGTTGCGCATTAAATGGAAATAATAATAACAACTTAAAATCAAAACAATATGGCTTTTACAGCAGGCATACCAGCCGCTTTACAACCAACCCAAACTAAAGCAATGTACGGT